GGTAATTCGGACCACGTTTTATTTCTAGCGACAGAATGAAAAACAACACTTTCATTTATAAGGGTAAACTAAATGAAACAACAAATCGAGTACGTTGAGACGGCGAAGTTGGTGCCTTATGCACGCAATTCTCGCACTCATTCGGACGAACAGGTGGCGCAAATAAGCGCGTCCATAAAGGAATTTGGCTTCACAAACCCTGTTTTGATTGACCAAGAGGGCGTAATTATTGCGGGTCACGGCAGAACGATGGCCGCGCAAAGATTAGAAATGAAAGAGGTTCCTTGTCTGAGATTAGGACATTTAACGGATGCCCAAAAGAAGGCTTATGTCATCGCGGACAACAAATTGGCGCTCAACGCTGGTTGGGATGACGATATGCTGGCGATTGAATTAAAGGAGCTAAACGAGGCAGACTTTGATCTATCTTTGACCGGGTTTGCGGATGATGAATTGGCGGCTTTGTTGGCGGAGGCTGTAGAGGAAGGATTGACCGACGAGGATGCTGTGCCGGATGCGCCAGAGGTTCCAATTACGGTTGAGGGCGATGTTTGGGTGCTTGGCAATCATCGGCTGATGTGTGGCGATAGCACCAGCATCGATGCGGTTGATAAGCTGATGGATGGGATTAAAGCGGACATGGTATTTACCGACCCGCCTTACGGAATGACCTATGGCGGAGGTCGTGCGGGTAAGGTTGGTTCAACTGACGTCACAGTCAAAAAACATGGAGTTATCATTGGTGATGATTTGCGTGGGGATGAACTGATCGAAATGATACGTGATGCCGTCGCTTGTGCGGTTGCTGCGTGTAAAAGTGGTTCAGCCCACTATATTTGTTTTCCGTGGCGCACTTATTCTGAGTTTGAGGATGCCCTAAAGCAAATAGGACTCAGTGTTTCGGCTTGCATTGTTTGGGATAAAAAATCTATCGGGTTGGGAAATGCCAATTACAGGCCGCAACATGAATTTATATTTTACATTAAAGGGGAGCAATGGCACGGCGACAAATCTCAGTCTGATGTTTGGTATATGTCCCGTGGAGCTACAGGTGCTTACGTTCACCCGACTCAAAAACCTATAGAGCTGATTGAAAAGGCTATCACCAATTCATCCAAAAGCGGCGATATCGTTGTTGATGTATTTGGGGGCAGTGGCAGCACACTCATAGCCACAGAGAAAACAAACCGCAGTTGCCGGATGATGGAGCTAGACCCTAAATATTGCGACGTAATAATAAAGCGCTGGCAAGAGTTCACAGGTAAAGACGCAACCCATGAGGCAAGCGGTAAAAAATATGCTGAAATGGAGGCAGAGCAATGCAAAGCCGCATAATGAGCGCCGTCGAGTCGATTAGTAATGTTTTGATCGGCTATCTAGTCAGCGTTGCAGCCAATATCATCGTTCTGCCCATGTTTGGCTATAACGTCACCATCTCAGACAGTTTCGCCATCGGCTTGGCATTTACTGCAATCAGCTTGGCGCGATCTTATATATTGCGCAGGGTCTTTAATAGGTTTTGACATGGCAGCACCATCAACCTTTCCACTCGACACAATATGCAAGTTGCTTGATCTAACGCCGCAGCGGATCAACCAGCTTGTCAATATGGGCGTGATCCCTCGCAAAGAGCGCGGCAGATATGAGCTTGTCCCGGTGGTTCGCTCATATGTGAAATATTTGCGTGAGCGTGCGATCAAAGGCGACGTGCAAGCTGGCGGTGATGATTACGCATCGCATCGCGCTAGATTGACCAAGGCAAAGGCCGATATGGCTGAAATGGAGCGCGAACAGATGGCCGCAAGATTACTGCCGTCAAGTGATGTGCAAAAGGCGTGGTGCGATGTTGTGGCAAACATGCGAACCAAAATGCTGGCGATCCCGACCAATGCGGCAGCCGATACGCAAGCGGCATCAAATCTTGCGGGTGCAAAACAAGTATTGAAGGAAAAAGTGCATGACGCGCTCTCAGAGCTTGCAGAAATGCGAGTCGAAGTCATTACGCCTATCAGGGCCACAGATGATGAAGACGGTGGCGATACAAGCGCTGAAAACGGCGGCTCCACCGCCTGATCTAACGATCTCGCAATGGGCTGACGAATACAGGCGCTTGTCACCAGAGGCATCAGCGGAGGCTGGAAGATGGTCAACGAGCCGTGCGGAATATCAGCGCGGCATGATGGATGCTGTCAGCGATCCCTTGATTGAGCAAGTTGTGCTTATGACAAGCGCACAGATTGGCAAGACGGAGATGATTAACAATATATGCGGCTATCATGTCCATCAGGATGCAGCGCCGATGCTTGTTGTGCAGCCCACCTTGGAGATGGCTAAATCCTGGTCGCAAGAGCGATTTGCACCTATGATCCGCGACAGTGAAGCCTTGACGAGTATCATTGGTGATCCAAGGTCGCGCGATAGCGGCAACACTATGCTGCACAAGATATTCCGTGGCGGTCATATTAGCATTGCGGGTGCCAACAGTCCGTCAGGGTTGGCATCTAGGCCGATCCGGGTGGTGTTATGCGATGAGGTTGACCGATACCCATTATCTGCCGGGACAGAGGGTGATCCTGTTGAGTTGGCTAAAAAGCGATCAACCACCTTCTGGAACCGCAAGATCATTATGGTCAGCACGCCAACTGAGAAGGGTGCGTCTAGGATTGAGAAAGCCTTTGCCGAGAGTGACCAAAGATATTTTCATGTCCCTTGCCCAGATTGCAATGAGGAGCAAATATTGCGCTGGGAGAACGTACAGTGGGAGAACGGCGATCCAAGCACTGCCTTTTATTGCTGCCCTCACTGCGGCGGCGTTTGGGATGATGCGAAGCGATATAGCGCGGTCAAGCGCGGCAAGTGGATTGCGACAGAGCCAACGCGCATCGTTGCTGGCTTTCACCTTTCTGCGTTATATTCTCCGTGGACATCGTTATCGCAGGGAGTGAGTGACTTTATAAACGCCAAAGGCGATCCAATGCGGCTCAAGGCTTGGGTCAACCTATACCTTGGCGAGACTTGGGAAGAGCAAGGTGAGCGCATAGACGAATATGACCTATATGAGCGCAGAGAGGTTTGGGACGGCGAATTGCCAGACGGCGCAGTGGTTTTGACTGCGGGTGTGGACGTTCAGGATGATCGCTTGGCATATGAGATTATGGCGACAGGCAGCGGCCATGAAACTTGGTCGATCCAATATGATGAGATTTACGGCGATCCGTCTAGCGCGGAGCTATGGCAGCGGCTTGATGAGGTTTTGCGGCAGACGTTTGACCATCCAACGCGCGGCGAAATGATTATCCGATCATCCTGCGTTGATAGTGGTGGCCACTATACGCAACAGGTTTATAACTATGCTCGCAAGCGTGCTGGCAATCGTATATTTGCGATCAAGGGTATTGGCGGCGAGGGAAAGCCTATCGCTGGGAAGCCCACCAAGAACAACATTGGCAAGATCAACCTTTTCCCTGTTGGGACCGATACGGCCAAAGAGTTGATCTTTGCTCGGTTAAAGATACCGGAGGTTGGACCGGGATATTGCCACTTTCCGTTTAGTCATAGCGAGGAATATTTCCGAATGCTTACGTCCGAAAAGAAGGTGACAAAGTATTTCAAGGGTCGTCCAAAGCGCGAGTGGGTTAAGGTTCGACAGCGCAACGAGGCGCTTGATTGCCGCGTCTATGCGATGGCTGCGTTGGAATTAATGGGTCTTAATATTGAACACCTTGCAAAACAGGGTAGAAATGGGGTAAAATCATCACAAGTTGTACCTAAAAGGCGTGCGTTCAAGCCGCGTCCTAACAATTTTGTGACAGGATATTAACAGAATGGCCAATCTGTTTGACGCTGACAATGCACCAACGAAGATTCCAGCATCTATAGTTTTGGGCGACTTCGTCCAATTTAAGCTGACCGAATATTCCACAGATTACAACAATTCGCTTCACACGATGGCTCTAATATTGCGCTCTGGCACTGGTGGCAATGTTGAGATCACGATTAACGCGACCAACACTGGCTCGGATTATTTGTTTAGCGCAGCAAGTTCTGTGACTGCAAATTATACGGATGGTCATTATCATTATCAGCTTGAGGTGGTGCAAACGTCATCCAGCAATCGGCTGGTTGTTGACACTGGTGAGATTGACATCATGCCAGATTTGGATGTCAACAATGTTGATCCGCGTGAGCATTCTGAGAAGATGCTGCAAAAGATTGAGGCAGTCTTGGAGAATAGGGCTGACGGCGACTTGTCCAGCTATAGTATAGCTGGCCGATCACTCACTAAGATGTCGCCAGATGAATTGCTGACTTGGCGTGATTACTATCGGCGCGAGGTAAAGGCTCATAAACGGAAACTTGATGTCAAGCATGGCCGCAAAACATCATCCACAATCTTAATGAGGTTCTAGTATGGGCTTGCTTGATTATTTGCCATTCTTAAACGGCCAAGCCGATGAGCCTAAACAGAAGCGTCATCGCAGGTTGCGTCAATATGCTGGTGCAAATCAAGGGAGGTTGTTCAGTGACTTTATCAGTTCTAGCTTTTCGGCTGACAGTGAGCTACGCACAAACCTGCCTATTCTGCGCAACCGATCACGCGATTTGGCGCGCAATAACGAGTATGCAAAGCGCTTTCTAAATCTAATGCGGACAAATGTGGTCGGTGAAAAGGGCTTTACGGTCCAAGTTCGCGCTCGCAATGATGACCGATCACTTGATGCGGCTGGCAATACGATCCTTGAGAACGCATTTCGCGCTTGGGGTCGGCTGGGTAACTGTGATGTCACTGGCCGGATGTCTTGGCTTGATGCGCAGCGTTATGTTGCTGAGACATTAGCACGCGATGGCGAGGTGTTTGTTAAGTTTGTGCAAAATCGCCGTTTCCGTGATGGATTTTCGTTGCAGTTCATTGAGAGCGATCTGATTGATGAGTCGAAGAACGGCAAGGCAGAGAATGGCAACCAAATTCGTATGGGCGTCGAGGTAGACAACTTCCAGCGGCCAGTGGCGTATTATGTGCTAACGGCTCACCCGAATGATACGTTGAATTTTGCCACAAGTGCAGAGCGCAAGCATACGCGCGTCCCAGCGACGGAAATGTTGCATCTGTTTATCCCTCAACGCACGCATCAAACGCGCGGTGAGCCGTTTATGTCGCCAGCCATTGCATCGTTGAAGATGCTGCACGGTTATCGTGAGGCTGAGTTGATTGCTGCGCGTGCTGCGGCGGCTAAGTTTGGCATCATTACAACGCCAGACGGCGATGAGTTTGTTGGCGACGATCAGACTGAGGATGAAGTGCCTGTCATCGATATGGCTCCGGCCTCTGTCTATCAATTGCCGTCGGGCCATGACTTTAAGATGATTGATCCGGTGCACCCTACGTCGGCATTTGCTGACTTTGAGCAAGCGGTTTTGCGCGGCATCGCGTCTGGCTTAAATGTTAGTTACACAAGCCTCTCGAATGACTTAAAGGGCGTTTCATACTCGTCTATCCGTCAAGGCACGATTGAAGAGCGCGATCATTATAAAACACTGCAATCCTTTATCATTCAGCACTTTTGCGAGCCTGTTTTTCGGGCTTGGATGGATAGTTCGTTGACGTTTGGTGATATTCCGATCCCTGTCAGCAAATTTGACAAGTTTAGCGACAATATTCACTTCCGTGGCCGTGGATTCGCTTGGGTTGATCCGCAGCGTGAGATCAATGCCAACGTCACGGCATTGACCAACGGCATAATCAGCATGAACGACGTTGCATCTAACTACGGTCGGGACGTTGAAGAGTTATTCAGCCAAATACAGGCCGACAAAGAGATGGCGGAGCGTTATGGGCTGAAAATGGCATTTGAGCCATTTGGTAACAAAGCACCAGTGCAAGCTGAGATTGAGGAACCAGATGGCGAGCTATAAACCCACAGAAGGCATGAAGACAGAAGCCCAGAGGGGCTTGGATTGGCGCAGCGAGCATGGACGCGGCGGCACAGAGGTCGGCATCGCTAGAGCGCGTGACATTGTGAATGATCGCAACCTGTCAGAAGACACAGTCAAGCGGATGTTTAGCTTTTTCAGCCGCCATGAGGTCGATAAGAAGGCTGAAGGGTTTGACCAAGGCGAGGATGGCTATCCATCAAATGGCCGCATTGCTTGGGCGCTCTGGGGCGGTGACGCTGGCTTTTCTTGGTCTCGCAATATTGTTGAGCGTTTGAAGTCAGAAGAGAGCCGGGCGGTCACTGACGCAGTGAGCGAGGGATTGAAGAATAAAGTCGAGGAACACAATGAAAAGGTTGGGGATGTTGCGTCTAAGCGCACCAATCTGCGCACCTTGACGGCGGTGTTCGAGCGAGGGGTTGGCGCGTACAAAAACAACCCTCAAAGCGTGAGGCCAAATGTGCAGTCGCCAGAGCAATGGGCATATGCGCGCGTGAATAGCTTTCTTTATGTATTGAGAAATGGTAAGTTTAGGTCAGGCAAGCACGACACCGACCTTTTGCCGTCGGGTCATCCTATGTCGTCGAAGCGAGGTGAAGACATGAAAAAACGTCATGTGATTAATATTGAAGAGACTGAGGAAGCGTATGTTGTGACGTTTGCGAAGCCTCACGCGGAGCAGCCAGCGGAGGCGGTTGAAGAAATGCCGACCGAGGAAGAGCGCTTTTGCCGTGAGGAAATGTCTAAGCGTGCCGTCCAGATGGGCGAGAGCGCTGCGATAGACCAGGAGGCTCGTCGCGTCAAAGTTGGCGTTTCTACGGAGGAGCCTGTTGAGCGCTCATTTGGCCTGGAGGTCATTGATCACGAGCGCGGCAGTATGAATTTAGATTTCCTAAATAGTGGTCGCGCACCGCTTTTGTTGGACCATGACATGGAAAAGCAAATCGGCGTGATCGAAGGGGTTGAACTCGATGAAGATGCGCGTCGTCTGCGTGCAATGGTGCGATTTGGCAAGGGTCCACTAGCTTCTGAGGTGTTCAATGATGTTGCTGATGGCATCAGACAAAAGATCAGCGTTGGCTATCGTATTGATGGCCGTATTCGTCGTGATGATGATCCAGAGGATTATTATCGTGTAAAAACGACACCGATGGAAATTAGTATTGTGTCAGTTCCAGCAGATCAGTCAAATCTGGTTGGCGTTGGGCGATCAGTTCCAGCAAAACCTCAAACTCAACCATCTTTGGAGGATGTTAAAATGACTGATGAAGTCACAAACAACATCGATCTTGATGCGGTAAAAGCTGAAGCAGTTCGCTCCGCACGCAAGAACGATGCAGAAATCTTGGCAATCGCTGCCAAGCACAACAAGCGTGATCTGGCGAATGAAGCCATTGCAAAAGGCATGTCTGTGGACTCGTTCCGTGGCACATTGCTAGACGCAATCGGTGACACTCCGCTGGACGTTGCACCAGCAACAGTTGACGTTCCTGTAAAAGAAAAGCGCAACTATTCATTGGGCCGCATGGTTCAAGCGCAGATCACAGGTGACTGGCGTGAAGCTGGCTTTGAGCGTGAAATGAATGATGAAATCACTAAGCGCGTCGGTCGCAGTGCAGAAGGCATCTATGTGCCAGACTTTGCATGGGGCCAACGTGGTCCGTTGTCCACAGCGGCAACTGGCGGCTCTGGTGCAGAGGTTGTCTTTGATGACTTTGTGCCAACAGCGCATCGCGGTGATATGTTCATTGAAGCACTTCGCGCACGCCAAGTTCTTGGCGGTCTGGGTGCAACTTATATGTCTGGTCTCAGTGGCCGCATTAAGATGCCAAAGATGGCGACAGGTGCCAACGCAGCATTCGTCGAGGAATTGGCTGACGTTGCAGACGGTGCTGGCACAGACGGCGGCGTAACATTGCAGCCGCGCACAATGGGTGCGTTTGTTGATTTGTCCCGCTTGCTTATGATGGAATCCGTTCCAGCGATTGAGCAAATCATTCAGCAAGACTTGCTCGCATCTGCGGCAGATCGCACTGAATTTTATGCGATCCAAGGCTCAGGTTCCGGCGGTCAGCCAACAGGCTTGCTGAATGCATCAGATGTCAACAACCTTGACATTTCAGCCGGTACAGATGTTGACGCTCTGACATGGTCAGACATCATCACTCTGGTCAAACTGGTTGAAGAAGACAACGGCATCGTCAATGGCAATGCGGCTGGCTTCCTGTCTCACCCAGCGGTCAAGGCAAAGCTGGCTTCGACAGCCAAAGTTTCATCAACTGACAGCGTCATGATCATGAATGATCCTTGGAATACTCTCTATGGGTACAACACAGGATTCTCATCCAACGTGCCAACAAACCTCAATCCGGGTGATGGTGGCACTGATGCGTCTGCATTGATCTTTGGTGACTTCTCACAATTGATCATCGCACAGTTTGGCGCACCTTCCATCATGGTTGATCCATACACCGGATCGCGTGCTGGTACAGTTCGCATGGTTCTCCATGCTGAATTGGACGTAGGTGTTCGCAACGGCGTCAGCTTCGCTAAAACAGACGAAGTCTCAGTTGCCTAATAACTGACTAAAGAGAGGGCAGAAATGCCCTCTCTTGCAAACAAAGGGGCGGAATATGAAAGTCAAGATTTTGCAGAAATGTTTCACTGGTGTCGGTGGCAACCTTTATAAGGGTGAAGAGCATGACATTCCTGATCGCACAGCACAAAAGCTGATTGCGCGTGGATATGCTGAAGCTGCGAGCGCACCCAAGCCAAAGGCATCCAAGCCTAAAGCATCTAAAAAGACAACTCGCAGCGTTGGACTGAGCAAGTCTGATGTTGAGTTAAACACGCCAGAGGATGACAGCTAATGGCGATCTCTTTTGCCGATGATTTATCATTGCTTTTCGACGTTGAGGATTTCGCCACGGCGGCGACATATGACGGCGGCGCGATCAACGGCATATTTGATAATGAGACAGTCCCAATGGACGCTGGTGGAACGGCACAGGTGCATCAACAGCAACCTCGTTTCACCTGCCGAACCATTGATGTGCCTAGTGTCTCATCTGGTGAGACAATCGTTATCAGCGGGGTGACTTATAATATCGTCGCTTGGATACATGACGGAACCGGGGTCACGGTCCTACAGTTGGAAAAACCATAGATGGCACACGTTAGACAGCAAATCCGTGACGCAGTTGCGACAACGCTATCATCGGCGGTGTCTTTGGTTAGCAGTCGAGTATATACAACGCGCGTGCATCCGCTCAATGAGGCTTTATTGCCAGCGATAAGCGTCTACACAGGCAGCGAGTCGAGTGAGCGTTACACGGCTGGGATCACAGACATGAACCGCGAGTTATCGCTTGAGCTTGACATCTATGTGCGCGAGAGCGCCACGTTTGATGATGATGCTGATGCGATAGCGGTACAGGTTGAGGAAGCGATGGCTGGCAACTTCACCATTGGTGGACTAGCAAAATCATCGGTGCTAACCTCAACCGAAATCCAATTTGACGGAGAAGCCGATCAAATATTAGGTGTGGCCAAGCTGACTTATCAGGTGAGATATGTTACACCCATGAATGACGTAGAGACAGCCAAGTAAGGAGTTCATCTAATGGCTACACATTTCGGATCAGATGGAAGCGTGAAGTTAGTAACTTCTGGCGGTTCCGTTGCTACAGTTGGCGAATTGCTCAACTGGACAGTCACAATGACCACAGATGCGGTCGAGACAACTAGCATGGGCGATACCAATCGCACCTATGTGAAGGGTCTTTCAACTGGATCGGGTTCCATGTCGCTTTATCTCGACCCAGATGATGCGGTGCAGCAAGACCTTGCTCAAGGCGATAGCGTTGATTGCGAGTTCTATGTTGAAGGCACAGACAGTGGCGACACAAAATATGCTGGAACATTCATTGTCACATCTGTTGAGCGCGGCGCAACAATGGATGGCATCGCAACTCTTAACTGCGAATTGCAGCTAACTGGTGCGCTGACTATCAGCACGGTGTAATATGTCATTAGCGCAACGCATCGCGGCAAATCGGGCAGATAAAGAACTGAGTTCGATTGATGTTGAAGAATGGGGCGAGGGCGATCAGGCTCAAACCCTATTCTTCACAGAAGTCTCTGCGCGAGATATGTCTAAAATCCAAAAGAAGCATCCAGACTTCATCAACAACCCTACGATGGACGCTATGGTTGAGATGATCATCCTCAAGTGCCAGAACGCTGATGGCGAAAAGGCATTTGATGTGGGTGATAAATTCATCTTGATGGGTGAGCCTCTTGTCTTGATCGCCAAAGTCTTTGGCGCTGTATTTGAGACTGTGGCAGTCGAGGAACATGAAAAAAACTAAGAAGCGACTCATTTCGGTTTAATCTGATCTCATTGGCTGAACTTCTGGGCAAAACAATTGCAGAGATTGATGACATAAGCATTTCGGAGTATAATGAGTGGGTCGCATACTTTAATCTGAAGAGGGAGCGCGAAGATAATGGCAGTTGAGAAGCTCACGTTTGAGATGAACGCCGTTGGCAACGCGGTCCCTGAGATGAAAAAGGTCCAGAACCAACTGGGCAAGGTCAATCAAACAATGTCAGTGGCGCAGACAAAACTGCGTCAGCACGCCAACGCTAATCACGCGCTAATTAAATCTAATAAGAGCATGACTAGAGGGCTTGGAATGGCATCGTTGCAGTTCCAAGATATGGCGGTCCAAGCCTCTATGGGAACGAGTGCGCTGCGCATTATGACTATGCAGGGTCCACAGCTTGCATCTGTATTCGGTCCCAAGGGGATGATCTTGGGCGCGGTTATTGCTATCGGCGGCGCATTCGCCATGCTTGGCAAATCCTCAACCAAGCTGACCTTTGATTTTAAGAAACTATTTGCCGACACAAAATCAGCATTGGCTCCCTTTATTGCATTTGTTCAGCCAGCACTCACAGCAATCGGCAAAGCATTTGACTTCCTAAAGAATGCCGGAATGGTTGCCGTCAATGGCTTGATCAATGGTTTGAATACATTTGCTATCTTTATCTCTCATGTTCCCAAAATTATCGGTGAAGCGTTTGAGAGGTCCAGTAAAAGAATACAGTTATTCAAGGTTCGCTTTGCTTTGTTTATCAATGACCTTCAATTTAGGTGGACAGTCTTCAGTGGTGAGATTTTAGAGACATTCGCCAAAACCGTTGATTCTCTGGCATCTATAATGAATGATTTCATGGGAACAACATTTGCGACAGACAGCCTTGAAAATGTAATGAAAAGCACAAACAACTCTATGAAGTTGATTAATCGCCAGATGGGCGGATTAATAAAGCAAGAAGATCAGTTGCGATCTAGTCTGAACCAGCCATATGAGAGCATCGGCAATCTTAGCAAAGACCTAGAGAATATGACCAAGATTGATTTGTTCTCTTACTTTAAGCGGGTCAAGAAAGGGGCAGATGATGCCGCTGATGCCGCTGGCAAGATCACAACTATTGCTGACATGATTGGTGAGAAGTTTGAGAGCGCCTTTATGAGTATGGTCAAAGGCACAATGTCAATGAAAGACGCATTCCGCTCAATGGCAACGGACATCATTGGAGAGCTATATCGCATATTTGTGGTCAAACAGATCACAGGTTTTATCACCAAGTCAATCCAAAGCATGTTTCCATCTTTTGCTAGCATCCCGGCGAGGGCCAACGGCGGTCCAGTAGGTGCGAACACGCCATATATGGTTGGCGAGCGCGGACCCGAGTTGTTTGTTCCAGCAAGGTCTGGATCAATCACGCCGAATGAGCGTCTCACTGGCGGCGGCGGTTCAGTTGTTGTCCAGCAAACAATCAACGTGACAACAGGTATTCAACAAACGGTTCGCAATGAAATACAAACTTTGCTTCCACAAATCGCAGAGGCGTCAAAAGCTGCGGTCTTGGATGCACGCAGAAGGGGTGGCAGTTTTGCCAACGCATTCTAATGGCTATCACTTATCCTTTAACACTTCCCACCCATAAGGGCATCGCTCAGATCACATTCCGAGCGATCAATACGGTCGGCACGAGCGTCTCACCATTTACCTATGCGCAGCAAACTGTGGCGCACAGTGGTCAGCGCTGGGAAGCCGACATCAAGCTGCCCTCAATGGCAAGAGATGACGCGGAGCAATGGATCGCTTTTCTGGTCAGCTTGCGCGGCCAGCTTGGCACGTTCTCTTTGGGCGATCCATCTGGCTCAACTCCACGCGGGTCAGCGGGTGGGACGCCGCTGGTTAATGGCGCAAGCCAAGTCGGCGGCACTTTGACCATTGATGGATGCACTGCAAGTCAAACTGGATGGCTCAAGGCTGGCGATTATATACAGCTTGGAACAGGTGGAAGCGCAACTTTGCACAAGGTTTTGCAAGACGCCAACAGCGATGGCTCTGGCAATGTTTCTCTCGACATATGGCCATATATTAGAACGGCTCCGGCTAATGATGCAGCGGTCACAACCTCAAGCGCCGTTGGCACTTTTCGCCTTGCCAGCAACGAGCAAAATTGGAGCGTCAGCGAGGCGACGATCTACGGAATGACATTTGGCGCGGTTGAGGTGATCTAATGGCACGCACCATCGCATCCAGCATCTTGAGCAAACTTGGTGACGCTGCGGTTTATCCGTTTTATGCAATTGAGCTAGAGTTTGACAATAATCCGGTCTACTCCTGGACGGGCGTTGGCACAATTACTATTGACGGCAATGAATATATTGGGGTCGCAAATCTTTTGCAAATATCGGACGTCCACGAAACTCAAGATATTTCCGCAAAGGGAATGACTTTGACACTTAGTGGCATTGCGTCAGATCTTTTATCTTTAGCGCTGACCGAGCCATATCAAGGTCGCATCTGTAAAGTTTATCTTGGCTTTATGACAAGCTGGGAAAACCCAGACGCATCGCCAGATGTGATGGAGGTGTTCAGTGGTTATATGGACCAAATGACCATTGAAGAGGGCGCAGAGACTTCAACGATATCGGTATCCGTTGAGAGCCGATTGATTGACTTGGAGCGACCAAGAACCCGACGCTATACATCTGAAAACCAGAAGATCAGGCACGCGGGTGATCGCGCTTTTGACTTTGTTGAAAGTATGCAAGACCAGAGGTTGGTTTGGGGTGGTAATGGGTGATGCGGCTTTCCAATTGGGATATTAATCTAGCGCAATATCTTGAGGATTTGCGCGATTATCCTTTTCGATGGGGCCAAAATGACTGCATCACATTCACCAATCGTTGCGCTGAAATATTAACTGGTGAGGGATATTGTGACGATTGGCTGGGTCAATATACTGACGGCAAGAGTGCCTTTATCCACTATCGACGCAAGTTAAGCGAGCAAGGATATTCTAATATTTTTGACGCTCTTGATGGCAGGTTGGAGAGGTTCACGGAGCGTTTCCCTCCGCGTGGCACATTGGTCGGCAGGGAGAGCGAAGATATGGCAGGGGTTTTGCCCATCGCAATGGGTGTCGTGGTTTCTGATCTTGCGGCTTTTCTGACTGCCGATGGTCTGATACTATCTAATTTGAGTGATAGTGATCTATTTTGGAGCCTTGACTGATGCCACAAATATTTATTGCCGCCGCGGGCGCAGTTGGGGTCAGCACAACAGCAATTGTGACTATTGGTTCTTTTGCCATTAGCGCGGCCACGATTGTCGGTTATGCCGCATATACAGTGGTCACTGGATTTGCATTAAATGCTCTAAACAAGAAAGCGGCGAGCAAAGCACGATCAAGCGCGGCAACAGCGGCGGCAGCGCAAAAAGGTTATGGAACCACAGTCAACTCTGTGTCGCCAGCCGCAGATCATGCAATCATTTACGGTCAACAGCGCGTCGGTGGTGCTGTGTTTTATCGCTCGGTCACAGGCGATCAGCAATATCTACACAGCTTGATTGCTCTGGCTGGGCATGAGTGCGAAGAGATTGGGACAATATATGCAAACGATTTGGCGCTCACTATCGATGGCAACGGATTTGTCACCAATGATGAATATCAGATAAAAGACGCCGACGGCAATTTCCAAGCATATGCGCTGCGGATCAATAAGCATCTTGGGGCTGCCAATCAAGCTGCCGACGCTGACCTTTTGTTAGAGGATTCAGCTTGGACTGCTGACCATAGAGCGCAAGGCGTTGCTTACATCTACATCCGAGCGGAGCATGATCCCAATGTATTCCCGCAGGGATTGCCAACTTTCAGCGCAGTGGTGAAGGGCAAAAAGGTATATGATCCGCGCACGAGTTCAACCGCCTGGTCGGCCAATGCGGCTCTTTGTTTGCGCGATTATTTGATAAACTCATATGGTTTAGGCGCAGAGACCAGTGAAGTGAATGACACTGTCTTCGCAACCGCTGCCAATATATGCGATGAAAATGTTGCGCTTGCCGCTGGTGGGACTGAAAAGCGTTACGCGATCAACGGATCATTCACCACAGCATTACCGCCTGATGATATTATAACTGATTTGGTCGCCAGCATGGCGGGGACCATTTGGTATGGACAAGGGCAGTGGGGCATCAAAGCTGGGGCATATACTTCACCAGTTTTGACTTTGGACGAAGACGATTTGCGCAGCCAGCTGCAAATTAACACTCGCCACAGTCGTCGAGACAACTTCAACGCAGTCACAGGCACATTCTCGGGCCCAGACAGCAACTATCAGCCGACCGACTACCCACAAGTCACATCTGCGGCTTTTGTCACTGTGGACGGCGGGGAAACGGTCACGCAAGATATTTCGCTGCCTTTTACGTCCACACCGACGATGGCTCAAAGATTGGCGAAGATTGCTCTTTATCGTCAAAGAGAGCAATTGACGATCTCTGGCACGTTTGGGCTAAAGGCGCTGCAATTGCAGATCGGTGACATAGTAAACATCACGAACACAAGGCTTGGCTTTTCATCCAAGAATTTTGAGGTGATTGATTGGCGGTTTGGCTTTGGAACCGATCAAACTCTGGAAGTCGTTTTGACTCTGCGCGAAATATCCTCAACGGTTTATTCTTGGGATGCGGAAGAGTCTGCGTTTGAGTCAAACAATACAACTCTTCCCTCACCATTCTTAACTGCGGCGGCTGGGGTTTCGCTTGATGCGGAGTTGCGGATCGTCAATCAAGCTGCCGTCGGGGTCTTGCTGATCGATGTTACTGCATCGCAAACATATGTGGACAAGTTTGAGGTTGAATATAAGAAATCAACCGGGACAAGTTATATTCGCGTTGGTCGTCAAACTGGTGGTCGGTTTGAGGTCAGCGGCTTAGAGGATGGGCAATATGATGTCCGCGCCAGAACGATAAACAGCTTTGGCGTCAAATCAGCTTGGACGATACGGGCTGGCTTCGACTTGAGCGTATTTGCTCCGGCACCTGAGACCGTTTCAAACTTTACTGGCAACGTGGTCGGGAACTCTTTGCACTTAACGTGGACGCCAGTGACCGACCTAGACCTGTCTCATTACAAAGTCAGATATTCAAGCCTCACATCAGGTGCAGTATATTCCAACGCGGTGGACGTTTTGGACAAGGTATCCAGACCGGGCAATAGCGCAGTGGTCCCGGCGCAGACAGGAACCTATTTCATCAAGGCCGTTGACAAGATTGGCGGTCTGTCTGAGGCAGCGTCTAGCTTTGTGGTGGTCGTCGATCCGCACGATACGGAAGAATTTAACGCAATCCAAACCATAACAGAGCATCCAGCTTTTTCTGGCACGACTAGCAATGTGGTATCAACCACAGACACAACTGGTGCCTTGCTTATCCTAGACACAACGGACAGCTTTGATGATCCGGCTGGAAACTTTGACGATGCTCTTGGCCAGTTTGACAGCGGCAACGGCACAATTGCATCTTCTGGGACATATCAATTCAACAGTTATGTTGATTTCGGTGAGAAATATACGAGCCGTGTTTATCCCACATTCAAAGTTGATTATATTGACTATGTAAACACCTTCGACGGCGCATCTGGTTTATTCGATGATCGTGAGGGTGCTTTTGATGGCGACTCTAGCCAGTTTGACGTCACATCGGCCAAGCTGCAATTGCGTCACACGGATGATGATCCGGCTGGGTCTCCAACTTATACAGATTGGCAAGACTTCATCGTGGCTGACATTTCAGCGCGTGCGTTGCAGTTTAGGGTGCGCATGACAAGCACAAATGGCTCGGCCACTCCGGCGGTGCGTGAACTAGCGGTTCAAGTGGATATGCCTGAGCGCGTAGAGGCGCAGAGCGACATCACATTCACAGGCACAACCAACATCACATTTCCAACGGCATTCAAGGCAACACCAGCCATCGGGGTCGCTTTAGCGAACTTGGCGGACGGTGAACGATATGCTATAACGAGCAAAAGCCGCACTGGCTTCACGATCACAATTTTTGATGGCGCGTCACAAAGCACCAATTCAGTCGATCTGGACTATGTGGCCAAAGGGTACGGCAAGGAGCTAACATAATGTCTCAACATGACTTTAACATTGCAAACCAAGGATTTCCAGCGACACGGGCCGACATCAACAATGCCTTTGCCGCGCTTGCATCCACATCATCTGGCGCATCTGCGCCAAGCACGACTTTTGCCAATCAATTCTGGTATGACACGGCCAACAATCTGTTAATGTTTCGCAACGAGGCAGACAGCGCTTGGATCACGCTGGCATATTTAGATCAGGCGACCAACGAATGGGAAATCAGATCGGCAGTCATTCAAGCTGTGGATTCCGCCGGGGTCATTATCAAGACCGATGATGGAACTTCTAGGATCACAGTGGCAGATGATGGAACTGTTACCATCGCCAATGCTCTTACTGTGTCTGGCAACCTGTCAGTCGATGGCGGCACGATCAAGCTGGACGGGAATTATCCTACTGGTACACAGAACGTGGCGCTGGGTGATGCTGCGTTGGATAGTATTACGACAGGCAAATGGAATGTTGCGTTGGGCCATGCCGCACTGACAACGGCAACAAGCTCTAGTCAACAAACAGCAATAGGTCGCCTTGCGCTGACAACAAGCAATGGTTCGGATAATACTGCTGTCGGTTTTAATGCTGCAAATGCAAATACATCTGGCACAAGTAACACGGCAATTGGCGCTCAGGCTCTGAACTCCAACACCACCGCCAGCAACAACACTGCTGTTGGGTATCAGGCGGGGTATAGTAATACTACTGGTCAATATAATCACTACCAAGGCTATCAAACAGGTTACACAAATGCTACTGGCACTCATAACGTCGCTATGGGTCATGTGTCTCTTTACTACAATACTGGAAGCTACAACACGGCTTTAGGTGGTTCTGCATTAGCTAACAACACCACCGCAAGCAACAACACTGCTGTTGGGTATCAGGCGGGGTATAGCAATACTACTGGTGGTGGTAACTCGTCTTTGGGGTTTTATGCGCTTCGTGCAAACACAACTGGTATCAATAACACTGCTACTGGTAGGTATTCATTAACTAATTGCACAGGTGGTGGTAACACTGCTCTTGGAGATCAAACAGGTTATAATGTTACTAGTGGCAGTAACCTACTGTTTTTAGGAAAAGACGCAGGAATTACAGGTAGTCCCGGGGGTAATTACACTTCAGAAAGTAATCACATAGTATTAGGTGATGAAAACATAGTTGAAGCTCACATACAAGTAGATTGGTCTGTAGCTTCTGATCAACGTGATAAAACAGACTTTACTGCACTGGACTTAGGCTTAGACTTTGTTAAAGCCTTAGCACCTGTAACATACAAGTGGGATAAACGCTCTAAGTATGGTGACAAGTACGCTGATGACTATGACCTTAACGCACAAACCCCAGACGGTACACACAAGGAAGATTGGTTAGACATAGGCTTTAAAGCACAAGAAGTTCAGGCCCTTGAGGAAGCTGCGGGGTATGCTACTGCCGCTAAGAGAAACCTTACTGTATCTACATCAGGTGATGGCAAGCAGATGGGCATACAGTATAACAAGTTTGTACCAATTTTAGTAAAAGCAATCCAAGAACTCTCCGCAAAGAACGATGACTTAGAGGCACGTATCACAGCCCTAGAAGGAGCATAACTATGACTGACGCACCAACCACAGAAGAAATCGCACAACACTACACAGCAATGGGTCACTCTGTTGACCTGCTAAACGCTGGACAGCCAGAAGGCATGGAAGACGCTGACTGGGCTGACACTGTGTCTCGCAACGTAGATCATCTC